AGCCTAGCATCAGCAACATCGACTGCGATAGTTAAAAATTGGTTCCCATCAAACAATATGCTACAATTGATCAATATCAAGGGTACTTTTTCTACAGGAGCTAATGTCATTGGATCAACATCAAATTCAAACTTTACATTGACTACATTCAATAGACAAGATTTCGACGGAGTATCTGACGAATTGACAAACAATCTTGAGATACAAACTGATGCAAATGGCATCATTGATTTTACCGAAACTAATCCATTCGGAGAACCTTGATGTCTGGAATATTTGGCAATCATTTCTATCATCGCATAACCAGAAAGATTGTTGTTGCATTTGGATCACTATTCAATGAAATTCAACTTGTGCGATACAATAAGGCAGGAACAACGGAACTTGAGCGTGTTCTTGTTCCCATAGTATATGCACAGAAAGAAAAATTCTATAATCGCATAAAAGGTGATCCAAATTTGCTAAAAAGCATTCAGGTAACACTACCTAGAATGTCTTTTGAAATCTCAGGCGTTGATTATGATCCTTCTAGAAAACAAAGTAGCATGATACGAAACACAAATCTTGCTACTGCTACAAATACAACTCAAAAAACACAGTACATGGGCGTTCCATATAATTATGATTTTAGTCTTTCAATATATGTTCGTAATATTGAAGATGGTTGGCAGATTGTAGAACAAATCTTGCCGATTTTCAATCCCGACTATACCATGACTCTAGATCTTGTTAGCACAATGGGTATCAAGAAAGATGTTCCGATCATATTGAAGTCTGTTAGATATACTGTTGATTCTGAAGGACCACACGATCAAGATGCAACTCGTGTTGTCATATTTGATTTGACATTTACGGTCAAAGCAATGCTATTTGGTCCTATTTCAGATTCCAAGATCATTAAAAAAGCAAATACGAATATGTATGGTACATTCTCAAGCGGAACATCTGGTGGTTCTTCGATATATGTTCTAGATCTTCAATCGGGGGGATTTAGTTCGTTCAAGACCGGAGAAACAATTTGGCAAGGCACTTCATATGAATTTGCTGATGCAAAAGCTGAAGTCATTGAACATGATACATCAAATAGAAAGCTATACATAAAAAATGTGTATGGATCGAAAAATTCGTTTGGTGCTTTTGTAAGTAATGTAGAAATAACTGGCGCGTCATCTGGAGCTAATTGGAATGTATCAAGTTCGTATGTTTCAAATATCAAACTGGTAATTGCAACAGTTGTTCCAGATCCAACAACTGCAAATGTGAATAGCGACTTTGGATTTACGGAAACGATAATAGAATTTCCCAATACACTAGGATTATAATGAGCAAGATTGATGATAACTTGAGTGAGATATTGAATATCGAACCAGTAAAGAAACAGGAAATAGTTCCTGTTCAAGCAGAACCTCAAAATGATACGCAGACAGATTACGATTTAAGTCGTCAAACAATTCGTAATCTTGTTCGAAAAGGTGAAGAAGCACTTGATGAATTGCTCTTTGTCGCTAAACAAAGCGAAAGTCCAAGAGCATATGAAGTTGTTGCTGGTATGATAAAGAACATATCAGAAGTAACAAAAGAATTGATTGATCTACAAAAGAAAATGAAAGAATTGAATGAAGATACACCAAAGTCTTCTAGCGGCGTAAATGTACAAAATGCAGTATTTGTTGGATCAACAGCAGAACTTCAAAAACTATTAAGACAAAACAAAGAACAACAGACCGATGGCTGATACTATTGCATATATGTCCAATCCGAATCTTAAGCGCGCAGGCGTCAAGATTGAGTGGACTGAAGATCAAGTCAAGGAATATGTGAGATGTTCCGAAGATCCTGTTTACTTTGCATTGAACTATATCAAGATTGTCAACGTCGATGAAGGTCTTGTTCCTTTCAAGATGTGGAAATTCCAAAAACACATGCTTGAAACATTTCACAAAAATCGTTTCGTCGTTTGTAAAATGCCACGTCAGGTTGGTAAATCTACAACGATTATCGCATATCTTTTACATCAGATTCTATTTCGTGATAACACAAGTGTTGCAATGCTTGCAAATAAAGGATCAACTGCTCGCGAACTATTGAGTCGTCTACAGCTTGCATATGAAAATCTGCCGATTTGGTTGCAACAAGGAATTGTTACCTGGAACAAGGGTAACATTGAACTAGAAAACGGATCAAAAGTTCTAGCTGCTGCAACATCATCAAGCGCAGTTCGTGGTGGATCATATAACATTCTATTCCTTGACGAATACGCATTCGTTCCAAACAATCAAGCCGATCAATTCTTCAATTCTGTGTATCCTACGATTTCTTCTGGTAAAACATCTCAGGTTCTTGTAGTTTCTACACCTAACGGATTGAATCACTTCTATCGTATGTGGTCAGATGCTACAAATAAGAGAAGCAATTATGTGCCGATTGAAGTTCATTGGTCCGAAGTTCCAGGTCGTGATGAAAGATGGAAAGAAGAAACGATAAGAAACACATCAGTTGATCAGTTTAGGGTCGAGTTTGAAACTGAATTTGTCGGCTCTTCTCATACATTGATATCTGGAGCAAAGCTCAAGACGCTTGTGTTCAACAATCCTGTTCGTCAAGATGGCAAATTGGATATTATTGAAGAACCGCAAAAAGATCATACATATGTCGTTACCGTCGATGTGGCTAGAGGTCAAGGTCTGGATTATTCTGCCTTTTCGGTCATAGATGTTACAACTGTTCCCTATAAACAAGTAGCAAAGTTTAGGGATAAAGAGATATCTCCTCTACTATTTCCAACTTTAGTTTTCAATGCCGGAACTGCTTATAACAATGCCTATGTGCTTGTAGAAATCAATGATATTGGTCAGCAAATAGCTGATATCATACATCATGAACTTGAATATGATAATCTTGTCAAGATACAAATCAAGCCTCGACAAGGTCAACAAATGTCATTTGGTCACACAAAAAAGATACAGTTTGGTGTCAAGACATCTGTGGCTACAAAGAGAATTGGTTGCTCAAACTTGAAAACATTGATTGAAAGTGATAAGTTGCTAATCATGGATTCAGATACCATCATGGAATTGATGACTTTTGTTGCAACTCGCGAATCTTTTGCTGCGGAAGAAGGTAGTCATGACGATTTAGCTATGACTCTAGTGCTTTTTGCTTGGTTTATAGCTCAAAGAAACTTTAGAGAGTCTTTAAGCGGAGACATTCGCACAGTGCTTCAAAAAGAACAACTAAATATATCACAAGAGGACATTGTCCCCTTTGGTGTGGTAGATGATGGTTTAGATCGCATAGATTTGATGGATAATATTGACAGACAAGAAAGATTATGGGTTGAGGACAGACGATTAAAAGCGCCATTAGATAGTTATGACTATGATTGGAGAGGTCGCTGGTGAAAACTGCAATTTCTATAAATATTTGATACAAGCATCAAAGATCTCTACTTCTGAAAGGAGTAAACAATGGCATTTCAATTGAGTCCGGGCGTAGTTACTACTGAAATTGACCTAACTACTATAATTCCTGCCGTCTCTACTACAAACGGCGGTTTTGTGGGTGATTTCGAATGGGGTCCTGCCAATACGATCATAACCCTTGATAGTGAAAACACCCTTGTCAACATTTTTGGCAAGCCAACAAATAATTCAGCTATTTCATTCTTTTCTGCTGCAAGCTTCTTGGCATATGGCAACAACTTGAAAGTTGTTCGCGCAATCAATTCTAGCTCAAAAAATGCTACAGCAAACGGAACTGGTGTATTGATCGAAAACAACGATCAGTGGTTCAATACATACAGAGCAACAACTACAGCAAATAGTGGCTGGGGTAATACCAATTTCATTGGCGTTGCCGCAACACATCCGGGTGCCCTAGGAAACTCAATCAAAGTAGCATACTGCCCAGCAGGAAATGCATCTCTATTCTCATCTTGGGCATATAACTCATTCTTTGATGCTGCACCCGGCACATCACAATATGCTGCTTCAAAAGGAGCAGCAAACGACGAAATTCACGTTGTTGTCATTGACGCAACAGGTCAAATCGCAACGGGCGGAACCCCAGCGGGTACAAATGCTGCTGGTGCAGTTCTAGAAACTTGGAAAAATCTATCAGTCGCATCTGACGCTAAAAACTGGGACGGTTCACCAAACTTCTACGGTGATGTTCTGGCTTCTCAATCAAACTGGATTCGTTGGCTATCACATCCTGCTAACACAACAAATTGGGGAACAGTCGCAACAAGCGGCGTAACATATGTTGGTGTTGGTGGATTGTCATCTGGAGTAGCAAATGGAACAACGCTATCTGGTGGCGTATATGCTTCAGCAACTGATGCAAATAAGCAAGTTTCTTGGGATAAACTAAAAGACGGCGATTCAGTTGATGTTTCATTGTTGATTACTGGTGATGCAAGCGGAACCGTAGCACAATATATCATCGACAATGTCGCTGAATATAGAAAAGACTGCGTTGCATTCTTGTCTCCATCTTCAGCTAATGTGGTCAATAATCCGGGTAGCGAAGTAACTGCAATTACCACACAAAAGAACACAAACATCTTTCGTTCATCTTCTTATGCAGTATTTGATTCCGGTTGGAAGTACATGTTCGACAAGTACAACAACGTGTATCGTTGGATCCCTCTAAATGCAGATATTGCAGGACTATGCGCTCGTACTGACACCACAAATGATCCTTGGTTCTCTCCAGCAGGATTAAACCGCGGTCAGATCAAAAATGTCGTAAAGCTTTCTTGGAATCCAAACAAGACAAATCGTGATGATTTGTATAAGATTGGCGTAAATCCTGTTGTTGCGTTCCCTGGTGAAGGAACGGTATTGTTTGGTGACAAGACAATGTTGACTAAGCCTTCAGCATTTGAACGCATTAACGTTCGTCGTCTATTCATTGTTCTTGAGAAAGCAATTGCTACAGCAGCAAAGTATTCTCTATTTGAATTCAACGATGAATTTACACGTTCACAATTTGTCTCTCTAGTTGAACCATTCTTGAGAGACGTACAAGGTCTTCGTGGAATTTATGATTTTAGAGTTGTTTGCGACGAAACAAACAATACTCCAGAAGTTATTGATCGTAATGAATTTATTGGTGACATTTACATCAAGCCTGCACGATCAATCAACTTCATTCAATTGAACTTCGTTGCTGTTAGAACTGGCGTAGCATTTGAAGAAATAGTTGGAAGATTCTAATAAATAGAAAATAAAACGGGAGTATTTTAGATGCCTTTTAATATTCAAGAATTTCGCACAGCAATGAATTATGATGGGGCAAGACCAAATCTGTTCGATGTAAGCTTGACCCTTCCTGCTGGTATTCTTGGAGCTGCTGGTTTTAGTCGTGAATTCACGTTCATGTGCAGAACTGCGCAGCTACCTGGATCATCAATTGGTTCAGTAGTTGTACCATACTTTGGTCGTGAAGTAAAGTTTGCAGGAAATAGAGTGTTTCCTGATTGGGCAGTTACGGTAATCAATGATGAAGATTTTCTAGTCAAGAACTCATTTGAAAGATGGCTAAGTGCTATCAATCAGCACGAATCAAATAGAAGATCACCAACTTTTGTGAATTCAAGAAACTATTCAGTACAAGCAACTGTTAGACAATTTGGAAAAACTGGATTTCCTATCAAAACATACAAGTTTGTAGGAATGTTCCCAATTGACGTTTCACCAATCGATCTTGATTGGGGTGCAAACGATACAATTGAAGAATTCGCAGTAACATTCCAATATCAGTACTGGTTGTCAGATACTACTGACGGTAGAGCATAATTTTTTTGCATCTTATATCATGATATTTTTGAAGGGAAAAGTAAATGGCTAATTGGAAGTTATTTGGGTTTCAAATAACAAACGAAAAGACCAAGAAACAGGAAGAGCCAAAAGACATTTCTAACATAACAGAAAAGTCTTTTGCTCTTCCTCAAAATGACGACGGTGCCGTTACGCTTCAGACAGGGGCGTATTTTGGCACCTATGTCGATTTGGAAGGTGTTGTTCGTAACGAAATCGAACTCATCACACGCTATCGTGAAATGGCAATGCAGCCAGAACTTGAAACTGCAATTGATGACATCGTCAATGAAGCAATCGTCATGCAGGGTCACGAAGAACCTCTAACAATCAATATTGATGATCTAAAAGTATCCGATACTATAAAAAAGAGAATTCGCGAAGAATTTGAAAATATTCTTAGAATGTTGAACTTTGGTAATATGGGTTCAGAACTATTTCGTCGTTGGTACATTGACGGAAGAATGTTCTACCATGTCGTCATTGATGAAACTAGACCAAGAGATGGTATCAAGGAACTAAGATACATTGATCCAAGACGTATTCGTAAAGTTCGTGAAATTCAAAAAATGAAAGATCCTGCAACAGGCGGCGATATCATCAAGACGGCTCGCGAATACTATCTCTATAATGAACGTGGTATTATTGGCGCACATTCAAATCTTGGTATGAGAATTGCACCAGATGCAATCGTCAACGTAAATTCTGGTTTGATGGATTCTCGTCGTGCAATGGTTCTATCATATTTGCACAAGGCCATCAAGCCACTAAACCAGTTACGTATGGTCGAAGACGCAACTGTCATTTATCGTTTATCTCGCGCACCAGAACGTCGCGTGTTCTACATCGACGTAGGCAACTTGCCTAAGGTCAAGGCTGAACAATATCTTCGCGACATCATGGTCAAGTATCGTAACAAGCTTGTGTATGACTCAAGTACAGGCGAAATCAGAGATGATCGCAAGCATCTATCAATGCTTGAAGACTTTTGGCTACCTCGCCGTGAAGGTGGTAAAGGTACAGAAATTCAAACTCTTCCAGGTGGTCAAAATCTTGGCGAAATGGAAGATGTCAAGTACTTTGAACGCAAGCTATACAAGTCTCTTGGCATTCCAATTTCTCGTTTGGAAATGCAACAAGGTTTCTCTATTGGTAGAGCGTCTGAAATTACAAGAGACGAATTGAAGTTCTCAAAGTTCGTGTTTAGACTTCGCAACAAGTTTTCAACTTTGTTTGATGAAGCTTTGCGTGTGCAACTATCATTGAAGGGAATTTGCACAGTCGAAGAGTGGGATTATTTCAAAGAAAATATCTATTACGATTTTATAACGGACAATAATTTTGAAGAGCTAAAGAAAGCAGAATTGATTCAAAATCGTATAACGGTACTTCAATTTGCAGATCCTTATATTGGTAAGTATTTCTCTACTTTATGGGTTCGTAAGAACATTCTGAATCAAACAGATGATGATATACAAGAAATTGATCAACAAATTGCTGTTGAACAACAAGCGGCCATGGAACAACAACAAGCAATGGATCAACAAATGCAGCCAACGAGTCCGTTGGCACCTCAACCAGATGGGACTACACCACAAGTTGATGTCAATACTGCATTTCAAAATACAACCAATCCTGGAGAGTCGGCATTGGATAATGCTGTCAAAACTCAGCTAAAAGTTGAGGATAAATCCAATCTAAATAATATACTAAGAGTAATAAAAAATCGAAGAGAAGTTTTATGAGCAAAGAAATTACAAAAAAAATTGTCGAGGACATTTACGGCAATCGATTTGTTTCTTTGAAAGAAGATTTTTCCACAATAATCTCACAAAAAGCTACATCTTTATTGGAAAATATGAAGATTGAAGCTGCAAAAGCTTTATTCAATAAAAAGATGGTCAATGAAGGACCTAATGATCCAGTGGGTTCTGTGCAAACAAGAGGTGGAAATTATCCTGTTTATAGAAGACCATCTGATCCAGCACAAAGTTTTCGTTCTGCTTTCGCGGACGCAGTAAATAGTGGTGATACAACATTTCCATGGAGAGCTGCTGACAATGTAGAAAGAACATATAGCACTGGTAGACAACAGAGACCTGCACCAGCTGCAGCACAACAACCATCAGGCGGACAATCACCAAATCCAGCAGCATCACAAACACCAACACCTGCTCCAGCAGCAAGTCAGCCTCAAATTCCTATGCCATCAGCACATCCAGATGCGGCAGATGCATCACAGCCAGTTTCAAGATCATCTGGATCGCATGGCTCTTCAGATAGAGCAGACAGAGAACCAATTACCAGATCATATGTTGGTGTTGCTGCTGAAAGGGGTGCAGTCGATTCATTCTTACAATCAAGAAGAAATGTTTAAGGTTATTAGAAATGAAAAAAGAAATAATAGAAAACATCTATAATCAAAATTATGCTTCTCTTAAAGAAGATATATCTAAAGTTATTTCTGAAAAAGTAATTTCAATTTTAGAGCATAAAAAGGTTTATGCTGGTAAAAAGTTTTTCTCATTGAACGAAGGTGATTCTGAAGATAAGTCTTGGGATCGAACATTAGATTATGCAAGACTAGGAAGATCAGCACCTACTGTATCAACTCATACAGGACAAGAGTATTCTTCTGTTAGTGATTGGTTAAAAGATGCGAAAGATCAATTTAGTGGTAAAGCACCTTCACGAGATGTTGCCTCACAAAAAAAACCAACTCAACCAAGTCAAATAGAAGCTCCTGCTTTAATAATGCCTTCTGCACCTTCTACTTCTGCTGGCCCAAGTGAGCCTGGATATACACCACCAGTAGCCCCTGCACCAGCACCTGCACCAAGACCTGCGGCTCCTTCTAGACCAGCACCTAGACAAGCACCTGCACCTGCACCTGCGCCAGCTGCACCTGCACCTGCGCCGGCATCGGCATCAAGACCAGTGCCTGGAGCAGCTGACACCTCTCAGCCACAAGGTGGTTCTGGAGTAAATCAGTGGAGACAAGCTGATAGAGCTAAACAAAAAGAGCGTGAAAATCAACCCAGTGGAGCATCTGCAGCAGATGCCTTGACAGCTGCGGCTTCGGCAGCAGGTGCCTCTTTATTAAAGCGTTTGATGTCAAAATCCAAAACATCAACGCCACCTGAACTTGCTGCACTACCAAAACCTAAAGCCCCTCTCGCTTTACCTGCACCACCTCGTGCTTTACCTGCACCAAGAAGTCAAGAAGCACCATCTTCACAATCATCAAGAAGTGAAACAGGAACTCAACGTAGAGAACGTTCATGGTATAAAGACCCAGCAACTGGTCGATATGTAAGTCCAAGCAACCCTGCTTATAATCCCGCACAACCTACTGTTAATCGTGACGCAGCAACAGGTCAATGGAGATCAAGAGTGGGTAGTGCGCCATTAGGAAATCCATTTTCAGGTGGTGCTGGACCACAACCCCCTATAGAATCTAAGGGAAGAATTACAAGACCACCTACAAGCTAAGAGAGATAATCAAATGAGCAATCAAGTAAAAAAAGAAATTGTTGAAGACATCTATAATCAGAAATATGCTTCTTTAAAAGAAGATATATCTGGGATTATTTCAAAAAAAGCAGTATCTACACTAGAAAATATGAAATCTGATGTAGCTAAAAAGTTTTTTCAGGCAAAATAAATATAAAAATGAAGACAATCAAAAGCTTTTTTTCCGAATCAATAACTAAAGAAGACAAGACATTGATCAAAGAGGATCATTATATTGATCCTCCAAATATCATTATCTTAAAACGCAAAGCTATTCGCGTTTTTCCAGATGGGAAAAGAGTTGCTCTATACTATGCAGATAAGATTGATCAATATGTAAGCATTCCATATCATGGACCAAATTTTGGTAAAAAAGACATCGTCCAATTCAATCAATTCAATGAAGAATGGGTACCAAGAGGTAACATTGGTGTATTAATGCAAATAGTAGAAAATGGTGAACCTTTAGATGTCTCTTTTGAAGATAATTTGTCAATGAAAGTAGATGCTATGACTGCACAAGCAATCGTTAATCTTTATAATAATGTAAATACGACCAATAAATATAAAATTGAAAGAATGGTAAACAAAGACAAAAATAGTTTTGCAAAAGTTGCCGCCTTTGCTCATGGCGCACATACAGGATTATAAGAAATGGCAAATACATCACAAAAACTAATTGATTCTGAAAGAAGAGTCGTTTATAAATGGACGGGCAATACTGCTGAAGCAGCTGTTGTAAAAATTGATGCAGGTGCATTGAATTTTTCATTAAATGCGAATAATCAGCTTCTTGGATCAGGAACTGATCGCAAATCAATTTATCGTTTAGCTCTAAAGAAAGTGATTTATGACGTTGCTCCAGGTCAAGCGTCAGGAAATGGTTATGTTGAGTTGTATTGGACTGGCACACCAAATCAAACAATGTTGACATTGTCAGGTCGAGGACAAATGGACTTTGCAGAAGGTGGCGATGGTATTGTTATTACAAACAATGCAACTGGTGCCGGAGCAAATGGGAATGTTGGTCTACAAACGATAAATTTTGCTTCTACAGGTTGTTCATATACGATCATCGCAGATTTTAGAAAATATTCAAGCGACTACGGATCATTTGGGAGCTAATTAATGTCATCAACAAGAAATTTAGTCGATTCAATAATTTCAGATAATCTAAATGAAGCTTCCGAAAATCTTTCCGAATCTTTTGTAGAAATTTTGAAGCAAAAATTGGTAGAAGCAAAAAAGATTGTTGCCGCAAAGTATGATATTGCAGAACTTGCAGAACAAATTGAGAATATGAACGAAGGTAATGTCATTAACAATGGTCGCTTCAAGATTATCAAGGCACGAATTCGTGCTGGAAAAGTTCAACGTCGTGTAAAAAGATCTGCTGTTCCTGGCATGACAATACGCGGCGGAAAGCTTATTCGTATGACACAAGCCGAAAAAAGAGCAAGAAAGATGGGTGCTCGTCGTGCAAAAGTCAAGCGTCGTGCTAAACTATTTCGCGCACTACAGAAGCGCAAACGTTCAATGATGAAAAGAAAGGCTTTAGGTATAAGATGAAGCTTATAAAAGAAGTTGTAGAAGAAGTACGCTATCTGACCGAAGAAAATACAACAGGTCAAAAAGAACATTTTATTGAGGGCGTATTCCTACAAGCTGAACGTCAAAATAGAAATGGTAGAGTATATCCAATGGATATTCTACAAAGAGAAGTACAAAGATATACTTCTAATTACATCATGCAAAATCGTGCATTTGGTGAACTTGGTCATCCAGATACTCCAACGATCAATTTGGATCGCGTATCACACATGATCAAGGATTTGAGACAAGAAGGCACGAATTATGTGGGTAAAGCTAAGATACTAGACACTCCTTATGGAAAAATTGTGAAGAATTTGATTGATGAAGGCGCCAAGTTGGGTGTATCTTCTAGAGGATTAGGTTCACTAAAGGCCAGAAACGGCGTGAATATGGTACAAGATGATTTTTATCTGGCTACAGCAGCAGACATTGTTGCAGATCCATCAGCTCCAGATGCATTTGTAAGAGGCATCATGGAAGGCAAGGAATGGGTAATTGATAATGGTCAATGGAAAGAAGTTGACTATGATCATGCAAAAAAAGCTTTGAATGAGGCAAGTAGACGAGATTTTGAAGATGTCGCACTACGCCAATTCAAAAACTTTCTTTCAAAACTTTAATTATTATAAATAGTCAAATATAAAGGAGTAATAGTAAACATGGCAAAGAAAAATCTAGCTGAAGCAGCTGCAGCCATTCTTTCAGGCAACATGGCTTCTTTGGCACCAATGTCAAGAGTATCTGAACCTTTTGGTTCAACAGGTCCAAATCCTTCAGTTGGCACACCTGGTCAAGAAGGTCATCCAGCACTAGTTCAGCCTGCTATTGCTTCTGCTGATGAGGCTGGCATCACAAGGGCTATTGCTGCAGTTGGCGGAGCAAAGCCACCAGGAGCACAGCCAGCACCTGCTTCTAAGGAGTCTATGAAAGGCGCTTCTCCTCAAATGGAAGAAGAAGAGGAAGAAGAAGACAAGAAAATGATGAAGGAAGAGGAAGACGAAGAAGAAGAAAAGCACACCAAGAAGAGCAAGAAAGAAGACGATGAAGATTATGAAGAATATTCCATGAAGGAAGATCTTGACGCTCTTTTCCATGGTGAAAATCTTTCTGAAGACTTCATGAACAAGGCTGCAGTAATCTTTGAAGCAGCTGTAAATGCAAAAGCAAAAGAAATTGAAGAACAAATTCAAGAACAGTATGCAGAAATCCTAGAGCAGGTTTCTGAACAACTCAAGGAAGAAATGACCGAAAAAGTAGACGACTATCTAAATTACGTCGTTGAAGAATGGGTCAAGGAAAACGAGTTGGCAATTGAATCTGGTCTTCGTTCCGAACTAACCGAAGACTTCATTGCAGGTCTTCGTAATCTGTTCGTAGAACACTACATTGATATTCCAGAAGAAAAGGTGAGCGTTGTTGAGGAAATGACAGCTCATGTCGTTGAACTGGAAAACAAGCTAAACGAACAAATTGCTGCCACAATTGAAATCAATAAAAATCTAAATGAATACAAAAAAATGGAAGCAATTTACGATATTTGCGAAGGTCTAACTGCAACTCAAATTGAGAAGCTAAAGTCATTGTCGGAAGGCATTGAGTTTACAAGCATTGAAGACTTCGTAGACGGTCTCAAGACACTACGCGAAAACTATTTCCCTGCAGCAGTATCATCAAAGTCAAATAACGTAAGACTTGATGAAGAAACAGATGTTGTGGAACAAGCCCAGAGTCTTGCAGAACAAAAACAAAAAGAAAACAAGACAGGTGCAGATCCAATCATGGACGCATATGTCAAGTCAATTAGTCGCACAGTTTTAAAATAATAATTCAAAAGGAGTTTACTAAAAATGCAACTTACTGAACAACTAGTCAACAAGTGGGGTCCTGTTCTGGATCATCCAGAACTTCCAAAGATCGCGGATCCTTACAAGAGAGCTGTTACAGCTATGGTTCTTGAAAACCAGCAGATTGCTTCTTCTCAGCAAGCAGCATTCATGGGCGGTGATCGTTCATTCCTATCTGAATCAGCTCCAACAAACGCAACTGGCTCTTCAATCAGCAACTACGATCCGATCTTGATCTCGCTGGTTCGTCGTGCCCTTCCAAACTTGATCGCATACGACATCTGCGGCGTTCAGCCAATGACAGGTCCAACAGGCTTGATCTTCGCAATGCGTTCAAAGTTTGACTCACAGACTGGAACAGAAGCTCTCTTCAACGAAGCTAACACAAAGTTCTCAGCTGCAAACAAGCTTGGTGCAAACGGTGCATCACAGAATCATCAGACTTCTACACCAGGAATTGAAGACTATACTCTTTCCAACACTGGTAACGGTATGACAACAGCTCAGGGTGAAGCTCTTGGCGACTCTGGTACAAACCTATTTGCTGAAATGGCATTCTCAATCGAAAAAGTTACAGTAACTGCTCGTGAGCGTGCATTGAAGGCAGAATACACTCTAGAACTTGCTCAGGACTTGAAGGCAATTCATGGTCTTGATGCAGAAACTGAGTTGGCAAACATTCTGTCAACCGAAATTCTTGCAGAAATCAACCGTGAAGTAATCCGTACAGTGTATTCTACAGCTGTACTTGGTTGCTCAGCTGGTACAACAACAGCAGGAACATTCGACCTAGACACCGACTCAAATGGTCGTTGGTCAGTTGAAAAGTTCAAGGGTCTGATCTTCCAGATCGAACGCGAAGCAAACGTAATCGCTCGTGCAACCCGTCGTGGTAAGGGTAACCTAGTAATCTGCTCATCTGACGTTGCTTCTGCAATGGCAATGGCAGGCGTACTACAGTATACCCCAGCACTTCAGGCTGATCTACAGGTAGACGACACAGGCAACACATTTGCTGGTCTTCTACACAACCGTATCAAGGTCTACATCGATCCTTACTACGGTTCAACAACAGCAGGAACAAACACATCTGAACTAGTAACAGTTGGTTATAAGGGTACATCACCTTATGACGCTGGTCTGTTCTACTGCCCATATGTTCCTCTACAGATGGTTCGTGCAATCGGACAAGACACATTCCAGCCACGTATCGGATTCAAGACACGTTACGGAATGGTCGCAAATCCATTTGCTGAAGGTGTAACAGCAGGTCTTGGACGCCTATCAAATCGTTCAAACGTCTACTATCGTATCTTCAAGGTTTCAAACCTTCTGTGATCTGAAGAACAATAAGAAAGCGTTACTACAACTTGAGGGGGAACTTCGGTTCCCCCTCTTTTTGTTCATAAATACTACAGAGGTAAGTTATGGCAAAATTAAATCAACAACCAACAAATACAAGTTTTCTTCAGGCGACAAAATTTCAGTTGTCGTTTACAAGACTTCCTAATCTAATATATTTTTGTCAAAACTTTAGTCTACCAGGATTATCAATGTCCGAAGTGACTAGAAGCACCCCATTTGTTGACTATTACTTGCCAGGTGATAAAGTAAGATATGAACCATTCGATGTCTCATTCTTGATAGATGAAGACCTACGCTCATGGCTTGAAATTCATAATTGGATTATTGGTCTTACATTCCCTAAAAACTTTGAACAACATCGTCGCTTGATAAAAGAAAATAAAGATTTTGGCGGAACAACCAGCGATGCAACAATGACAATCATGTCAAATAAAAATACACCAAATATTCGTGTCACGTTTAGAAACTGCTATCCCACATCAGTATCATCTATAGGGTTCAATTATACCGCCGATGCAAACACAATACTATCTGCGCGTGCATCATTCAGATATACCTATTTTGATGTTGACATTCTTTGAGTTTTAGTGTATATTGCACTAATATTCCAAGGAATTTATATTATGATCAAGAACATAGATGACCTAATGGAGTCGTGGAAAAAAGACTCACAGATCGATAGTACGGAACTTGGTACAGAATCCATTCGCCTATCGTCCCTGCATTCAAAGTACATAGAAGTGTACAAGACGCAAAAGATGCGTTGTCAAAAACTTCAATTTGATCTCAATAAACTTACCAAATTGAAGTGGAGATATTACGACGGTAAGCTGAACGGAACAGATGAACTGACTGAACTTGGTTGGGAGCCAATGCGTGAAAAGTATCTTCGCGCAGACATAAGCACAATGATATCTGGCGATGATGATGTGCTAGAAATCCAGACTAAATTAAACTATACGGAACTTTTCGTAGATTGTTGCGAAAAGATCATCAAGGAAATCCATCAGCGAAGCTTCAACTTGAAGAACGCTATAGAATGGCAGAAGTTTACACAAGGTGTCTGAAAAAATAATCGTAGCAAAAAAAGATGAAGCATACATAATGATCTCTTGCGAGCGCGGCGTCGCTCGCGAAATATCAGAATATTTTACATTCTATGTTCCTGGATATCAATTTACTCCAGCATTCAAAAGTAGAGTGTGGGATGGCAAGATACGTTTGTATGATACTAGAACATCCACACTGTACTACGGACTCATAACACATCTTGAGTCATTCGCTAAGGAAAGAAAATACACCCTTGTCTATGATGATGAGGTTCTTCAAACGACATCCTTCTCCCTTCACGAAGCAAAGGAATATGCCGACTCCCTGCACATACAAAGTCGTAACAAAGATATTGACGCTCGCGACTATCAGATTGAAGCGTTCGCGTATTCCATACGTAATCGTAGACAAATGCTTATATCTCCAACAGCATCAGGTAAATCATTAATAGCATATCTTATCACAAGATACATGACCGATCAAGACAAAAAAGGTCTAATTATCGTACCAACGACATCTCTTGTCGAGCAGCTATATTCAGATTTCCAAGATTACTCTACAAAGAATGGCTGGAGTGTAGAAGAAAATATCCACAGAATTTATTCTGGTCGTGAAAAGTTTTCCGACAAACTTGTCACAATCTCAACATGGCAATCTTTGTATACACTACCCAAGCACTACTTCAACTACGAGTGGGTGATTGGAGACGAAGCACACAATTTCAAAGCCAAGTCATTGACAACGATCATGACAAACTTGGACAAAGCATCTCTACGAATTGGCATGACAGGTACACTCGACGGAACAAAGACGCACAAGCTTGTTCTTGAAGGTCTTTTTGGACCAGTGCGAAAGACCGTGACCACAAAAGAACTAATCGATAAGAAACAGCTCTCGGACTTTGAGATCAAGTGTCTTGTGCTAAAATATCCGGAAGAGATTTGTCGTCTTCTAAAAGATGCCAAATATATCGATGAGATGAAATATCTTGTTACCAGCGATGCTCGAAACAAGTTTATTCGTAATTTGGTTCTCTCGCTAGAGGGGAACACATTGATTCTTTTCCAATATGTAGATAATCATGGAAAGGGATTGCACAAGTTGATTGAAGAAAAAGCTGATGGAAGAAAAGTCTTTTTCGTTCATGGTGGAACGGAAACTGAGACCAGAGAAGATATTCGTGCGATTGTCGAGAAAGAAAACAATGCAATCATTGTTGCATCTTATGGAACATTCTCTACAGGTATCAACGTTCGCAATCTACACAATATCATATTTGCCTCTCCATCAAAGAGTCGAATTCGAAATCTGCAATCAATTGGTAGAGGACTTCGACTAGGAGACAACAAGAAAAAAGCTGTGCTTTTTGATATTGCGGATGATCTAAGATATAAGAAACATGAGAATTTTACCTTGAAACATTTCCAAGAACGTGTTAGAATATACTCCGAAGAACGTTTTGAGTTCAAACTATATAATATAGAAATCAAGGTATAAAAATGGAAATACTCTACATAAAGTTAAAGAATGGAACTGACATCATCTCCAATACTTCGATTGAAGGTAATGATGTCACTCTAGAGAATCCAATGGCAATTAGACAGTATGCAGATCCTACTGGTCGTATTCTATTGTCGTTTCAGGAGTGGGTACCATCAGACTTTGTCGAGACTAGTTCCTTTGTCATTAGCAAGGAAGAGACTATCGTGATTTCAAGTACATCTCTTCGCACTAAGGAATTCTATAAAGAGTGTCTTCAAAAGAATGAAGCGAGTGATATGGATTCAGATCACGATGATGAGGAAGACGAAGAAGCATCAGATGCATATTCAAGTCTCATCAAGCTACTAAACAATCAAAAGAGATTATTGCATTGAGCTGAACACTAGAAGTGTATCGCTTTGTCAAGTGAAAGTCAAGGAAAATCGTCATGAAAAAAACCCCATCTAATCATTATGTCAATAACGAAGAATTCCTATCCGTCCTCATCAAATATCAAAAGGCGGTTAGGAAAGCAAAACGAAACAAGGAAGAGAAGCCCCCCATACCAAATTACATAGGGGAATGCTTCATGAAGATTGCCGAGCATCTATCGTATAGACCAAACTTTGCAAACTACTCATACCGAGACGAAATGATTGCCGATGCAATCGAGAATTGTCTCATGTATTTCGAGAATTTTGATCCAAAGAAATCGAAGAATCCGTTTGCATATTTCACTCAAATAGTGTATTATGCTTTCATTCGTAGAATCTCTAAAGAAAAGAAACAACAATACGTCAAATACAAGTCTCTGGAGAATTCAAGAATATTTGATGACATTACTGGTGAAGATCTTGAACTTTTGGGTACAGAGATTAAATCTAGCGTTGTTAAAGGTCAGGAAATATACGACAACATGGCCGAGTTCATTGAAAATTTTGAACAGAGTCGAAAGGTAAAGAAAGAAAAGTCTACCAAAAAAACAGGAATAGAAAAGTTTTACGAAGGAGATACAAATGGCTGAACAAGAGTCATTACCAAGTCAGATTGAATACTTGATGAAAAACATGCTGGATCAATCGCAAGATGTTTGGAAGAGACAAAACTTTCGTCAACGTCTTGTGCGTATGCGCGATCTTATGAATGACAAGATAGCAAAGTATGATGCAGAGTATGCCAAAGCCAATCGCAATGTAACTCCTTTCAAGAGAGCGTCCAAGTGAAGATTGCTCTCATTAACGATACTCATGCTGGCGCAAGAAATGATTCTCTTGCGTTTGATGATTATTTTTTTCGTTTTTGGGACAATGTCTTTTTTCCATATCTCAAGGAAAACAACATAGACACAGTCATTCATCTTGGCGATATCGTTGATCGTCGCAAGTTCATCAACTATGTCATCCTCAATCGTTGGAGAAACAAGTTCTTTGGTCGTCTAAAGGAGATGAATGTAAAGCTGCATGTATTGGTAGGAAACCATGATGTTCCATACAAGAATACAAACGATATCAATGCGATTGAAGAACTTTTTGAACAGAGTGATACCATTCGAGTTTATAAGGAACCTTGCGACATCTCTATTGATAATTTTGACATTTGCCTGTTACCTTGGATTAACGTCGAAAATCAGCAAAGAACTCTTGACCACATCAAGGCAAGCAGAGCACAGGTAGCATTTGGTCATCTTGAGATAGCTGGATTTGAAATGGATCGCGGTAATGTTTGTCGCGATGGAATGAATCGTTCGGTATTTGACAAGTTTGAAATGGTTCTTTCTGGTCATTTTCACCACAAGTCTACAGATGGTCATATTGTTTATCTAGGCAATCAATATCAAATGACATGGGCAGACTATGATGATAAGCGTGGATTCCACGTGTTTGATACAGATACAAGGGAACTGGCATTCGTTGAAAATCCATATCAAATGTTCTTCAAGATTACATATGATGACAAGAACGATTTGGACTTCGATAAGTTGAAAAAGCTTGATTTCAGCGAGTACACAGGAACATATGTGAAGATTTTGGTTTTGCACAAGACCAATCCATTCTTGTTTGAGCGATTCATGCAAAAGTTGATCGATGCTGCTCCTTTGGACATAAGCATCGTGGAAGACTTTTCCGATTTGACAAATAAGGACGATAGTGATATCATAGATGAAGGTGAAGATACCATGACCATACTTGATAAGTATGTCGATGGTCTTCAAATGGATTCTGCTGATAAACTCAAATCAATTCTCAGAGAACTTTATCTGGAAGCAATAAATTTGGAAAAAGTATGATACTCTTTGAAAAAGTTCGTTGGAGAAACTTTCTTTCTACAGGAAATGACTTCACGGAGATTACACTAAACAAATCTCCTACAACACTAATCGTAGGAAACAATGGAAGCGGAAAGTCAACACTCTTGGATGCGTTGACTTTCGCTCTATTTGGTAAACCATTTCGCGGTATCAATAAGCCAGGGCTATTGAATAGCGTCAATGAAAAAGACTGCGTTGTCGAGATAGAGTTTATAATAGGTAAGAAATCCTACAAGATCCTTCGCGGAATCAAGCCGGGCAAGTTTGAAATCTATTGTGACAATGAACTAGTCAATCAAGATGCGTCTTCGCGAGATTACCAAGAGTATCTTGAAAAGTTCATTCTCAAGATGAACTACAAGTCGTTTACCCAGATCGTAGTTCTTGGTTCATCTACCTTTGTTCCGTTCATGCAGTTGTCTGCTGCAGATCGTCGTGCAATCATAGAAGATCTTTTGGATATACAAATCTTTTCGTCCATGAATGTTGTATTGAAGCAAAAGCTTCAAGCAATCAAGGATGAGATGAGTGACGTTTCTCATCGTAGGGAAGTTGTAAAGGTCAAGATCGAATCAACGAAAAAGTTGATCAATGAGATTACCAATACAAAAACTCTTCATATTGAAAAGACACAAAGAGACATTGCAAATAGCAAATCTCAAATAGTTACTTTGGAAAAAGAAAAGGCGTCTCTTGATCAAGAGATCGTTAAGCTTCAATCTGAAGTCGTTGGTGAGAAGAAGCTGGTTGGCAAGTCCAACAAGCTAAACAGTCTCATCGTCAAGATACAAGACAATGCCGAGAAGGCACAGAGCGAAATTAATTTCTATGAAACCAATGATGATTGCCCGACATGTCGTCAATCAATTAGCGAAGATTTCAAGAAAACCCAGATTCAGACATTTCAAGACAAGATTGCAGAATACGGCAATGGTCTTAAGGAAATAGATAATGAATTGGAGAAGATCAATACGCAAATTGCTCAGATCCAAAAGACGTTGAAAAAGATAAAAGACAAGACATTCAAGTCTCAGGAAAAAAATGCAACTATTACTGCAGTCAATGGTTATATCCAGAAGCTACAAAAAGAAATTGATACCATTGAGCAGAACAAGACAATAGACACAACGCATACTGATGATCTAAAAGCACTTGAAAAGCAACTGAATGATCTTGTTGAAGACGAGAAGAGATTGGTCAATGATAAGCATCATCATGAACAAGTTTCTATTCTACTGAAAGATACTGGTATCAAAACCAAGATCATAAAGCAATATCTTCCAGTCATGAACAAGCTAATCAACAAGTATTTGAGTAGCATGGAGTTCTATGTCAATTTCAATATCAATGAAAGCTTTGAGGAGGTCATCAAGTCTCGCCATCGTGATGAATTTGCCTACGAGAATTTCTCCGAAGGCGAAAAGCAAAAGATCGATCTGGCACTACTATTCACTTGGAGAGCAATTGCCAAGATGAAGAATAGCGTGAATACCAATTTGCTGATACTGGATGAAATCTTTGATAGTTCATTAGACTCAAATGGAACGGAAGAACTACTGAAGATTTTGAACTCCATAAGTAGTGATACCAATGTTTTTGTTATTAGTCACAAGGGCGATATTTTGTTTGACAAGTTTAGATCAATAATCAAGTTTGAAAAGATCAATAATTTTTCAAGGATTGTGAAATGATGTATAATGATGATTCTTCCAATGTTCAAACGCATGCAGTAAAAACCAAGATTGTGACGGTACAACATACTGTGACAGAATTTTGGTTAGAAAATATGTCGATAGACAAGAAGCAGATCTTCGAAGATCTCATAAAAGAAAAACTAGCCAACGAAATGGCTAGAACATTGTTGAAGGAAAATCTTGTACTATTTACAAAAGAATCTCATTCGGATAAATTTGATATGATCTATCGTGCCAGATGTTATTTGGCTGATAAAGAAGATGTGGCTTTGATTGCAAATATCAAGTGAGGATAAGATGATAGAAAACGGAATGCTAAAGATCAATACGGCGGCGCAAACAATAAGACCGTATGAAATATATGATCTAGTCAAATCTACGGATCCAGTATTGAAGCAAGTTTGCAAGCCATTTGATTTTGCAAATCCGCCAATTGATCCAATTCATCTTGCGTCATCTCTTTTCGAGACGATGTTCAAGCATAGTGGTCTTGGTTTGGCTGCGCCGCAAGTTGGCATACCTTATCGTGTATTTGTCGTTGGATATGACAATACGAACAAGCAGGTATTCTTCAATCCAGAAATCATTGAAAGATCTCAAAGAGAAGATGATCATCTTGAAGGTTGCTTGACGTTCAAACGTCTATTCTTCAAAGTTTCTCGTCCACAAGAAATCAAGATCAAGTATCAACACGTTAGTGGTGAATGGAAAGAAGACAAGTTTACTGGTCTTACCGCTCGTTGCATTCAGCACGAATATGATCATCTTGATGGCATTTGCTTTACCGAGAGAGTTGGTAAAACTACTCTGATGATGGCAAGAGAAAAAGAACGCAAGATGCGTATTAAGATGACTAGAAATGATTCAAAGTGAATTCATGTATTGGGATAATCTCATGATGAGTGATAGTGATTTTTTGCATTGGCTTCGCGATAGACTAATCAATGTTCACGGCGAAGACAACATGAGTGATCATATGATTAGACTATATAAGATTGCAAGGAAATTGGAAGATGATGATTCATATTGGAACGAAATAACGAAAAATAAGTATAGAGAAACCGATTGATTTGATGTATAATACGTTTTTTATGGGATGATATGATGTACCAGAAATATACTGTTGCCGATGTAAAAGAGTCTTCAGCGAGAAGACTGTTCAACGTCATTTCCACATTTGCAGGTGGCGGTGGATCTTCCACCGGCTATCGTCTTGCGGGTGGAAATATCATTGCAATCAATGAATTCGTTGAAGAAGCAATCAAGACATACTCGACAAATTTTCCAGATACAAAGATCATTCCCGGCGACATCAAGAAATTGACAGGTAAGGACTTTCTAGAGACGGCTGGTCTAAAGCCAGGTGAACTTGATTTACTTGATGGCTCACCTCCATGCTCTGCATTTTCTGTTGCTGGCAAGAGAGAAAAGGGTTGGGCTGGATATGTCAAAGATACACGCAATTCATATTTTGACGACGAAGGCAATGTCATTGAAGAAGGTGATATTGAAGTTCAAGAAGGTGTTAAGAAGTACTCGGACGGAAAGACTGTCGAGAGTATTGAAAACCTGTTTCTTGAATTCATTCGCATCGCCGAAGAAATCAAGCCAAAGGTAATTGTTGCCGAGAACGTCAAGGGTATCACTTTTGGTGAAGCTAAAGAAAAGCTGTATGAGTTCATCAACTCGTTTGAAAAGATTGGCTATCAAGTAACATATCAAGTCTTGAATGCCGCAGACTTTGGAGTTCCGCAAGGTAGAGAGCGCACTCTTTTCGTATGCATTCGTGAAGATGTTTGTGATGCTCTAGATTTGAACTTTCTGAATATGCATTCAA